AAATTTTAATATGAGCTGTAGGCAACGCCCGCATTATCATCTTGCTCGAATTCGTATGTGTCCAACACGATATCGGCATACGGAATCGATGTACTAAACCGATTCAGGATAGCAACAACAGACGCCTTCGGCTTATTGGTTGCCGTCCCTTCCGGGCCAATTTCTAAAGTACCTTGGTCGCCGACTTGCAAAGTTTCCCAATTGGTTGTACCGCCAAGTGGTCGTTTTACTTCCAGGCTGAATGTGCTGTCTTCCAGCGTGGTTAGTCGGGTTATGCCAATATCGCTACCGGCGCTTTGGTCGACGGTAGCGATTGAATTGTCAATATCCATAGTCCTGAAGTTGGTAGCCAGGGCCGTACCACCAAAGGCGATATACGCATTTTTGCCGGTGATTCCAGTGTCACTCATAATTTACTCCTTATCCATAATCACGCGGTAAATGCCGCCTACGTGATAGCGCGTGACACCTCCGCTGTCGATTTGATTAATGTTAATATCAGTCTCTCTGGCCAACCACAAATTAGACCAGCCGGAGATTGTTAACTCTGCTAAATGAAGTGCCGTGTCTATATCAGTATCAATGGCCGCCGCTTTCTCTTGAGTTAGGGCAATACCCATCACGGTATACAAAACATTGCGCTCCCTGATCGGTGTATCATTGACATCGCCTCCGGCCTGTTGACTGAAAATGACATATCGATCATTTGGGTTTTGGGGAGCTTGTTTGTTATAGATGAAAGTCCCGCCGAGTTCAGTTATGAGGCCACTGGCCCCGACGAGGGCATTGTAAAGGGCGGTTTCAAGAGCGGTTATGGGCATATTTCAACTTCATTGATTGCATAATTTATGCAACCGATACGTATATGATTGAGCATTATCCCTCATTTCACCATAATACTATTTTGATAGGCCCCGGTATCAACGTTCACATCGGCGGCCCAATCTCGCATTATGTCAAAAGCGATTTTGGCCATAATCTTATCGAGGGGAATGGCCCGCTCGATGGCCTGTCCAACAAGTTTGGGCAAATCTTTGGTATGCCGTTCAAAGGCTGGCATCAAAGAAGGATGTCCCCGCCCCCCAATTGAGAATTCCTGAAAGACGCCATACTCAACGCCATCATGAATAATACGTTCTTTCACGTCTTGATCGGCTACCTGCTTAATGATCTTTTGTAGTATGTCATCATCAATTTTGATTTGGAACGGTTTCTCTGCCATCATGCTATCCGGAAGACAATGAATTGAGCATCAGTAGGCGTCATCGAGGCCCCGCCGCCGCCGGAGTCGCTCTCAACATAAACTGAAAGAACATCACCCGCGCTTAATGTAAGCAACGATTTAAACGATGTACTGCCGACATCCCCTCCGGCTGATAATTTGCGATGGAAGCCCGCCCACGATTCAACATCGTTAACGCGAAGATGACCTTGGAACGTCGTGTTCACGCTGCCGGAAAATCCTATTGAGACCCAAATCAGATATACCCCATCGGTCCCTACCGTTATTTCATTGTTTGCTTGGTCGGGCGTTGTGCCAGCACTGGCAGCATTGGCGGCCCAACCAGTCATCTTGACTGGCGAGGTTGTTATGCCGGTTTGCGCTGTACTACCATCGGCCACATAAATGCCACCATAAACACCGTGAACGGTGACCAACATATCCCGAATGTCCTGGGGCGAAATGTCGCCGGTTGTGTTATCGGCTAACAGCGCCAGTAGCGCTGCTAGTGTTCTGATCGTATCTGCCATTAACTAAACCCTCCGCTAAATCCGTTGCTGAAACCATCACCAGTAAACGCGCCATCATTTACTTTGGTCAATGATGCCCGTCTGATTGTGGAATAGCTGTGAGTGTCTTGGACACTGGCTATGTCATATTCGACGCCTATGTGGCGTATCTTGTAAGTAATGTCGATATCCTGATCAAACGGGATATTCAACATCCAACTTGACCGCCCTTCCAGGGCTTCATTGACGATGGTTTCGGCTCCTCTGCTTTCATCGGGGTCTAATCGACAAGGGATATCAGTATAGGCATTATCCCAGATCGTTGCTATTCCCCCCAAAGCGCCGATGGTTATCGTCGGCGTTCTGATAGCACAGACATCAGGGAAAAAATCATCGGCGATAGTCCGCATATCGGCGAGTTCCTGGATACTGAGTTCGGTCATTCGCTATTCTCTAAGACGAACTCGCCCCATACGCCGTGAAAACTAAAGGAATTATCAGCGGCTTGAGAAACTATTCGCCATAAGTAGGTCGTATTTTGTTTTAGTGTCATTTTCAAGATCCGCCCAGGCAACCCCCCATCGGAACCATATTTGAAGCCATCAATTCTATCTCCAAGCGTAGAGGTTGGATTAATTAATACCACTGCACCGCTGGCATTGGCGCTATTTCTGTTTTTGTTGATCATCGGCAAGGCAGAGCCACCCGAAACGTTAGTTACGTTTTCATAGAAGTCAATAGTCGCCGAAGATGATAGTTCACCTCTGTAAAGGATGTGAATCCATTTGGTAGTGTCGGGCGTCTGCATTGTAATATCGATAGTTCCCCCCGACGCAATAGTTGTATAACCGCCGACCATATAACAATTGCCGTCATTTATACATTGATCTATAAAATCTAATATCTGCATTGATTGATTACGTATTGCTAATTTTCCGGCTACTCCGGGTCCAAATAAGTCAGGCATGATATCTCCGTGATTTTATCATGATATATTGATGTCGGTCCGGACTAATTGGCTGATAGCGATATCTCCAGACTTGCTGGGGAGGTTATCCCCGATACGGCGGCGATATGTTGCTATTAGATCGTTGATATTATCTTTGATTTGAGATCGGCTGAATGTTTGATTGTCTGCTGAAAAATCATACCAAAATTCAATGTTGGCAAGCTGATGTTCCAACACATCAACCGCTGCGCCATACAGATCATAACTGTAGGCGGTGGCCAGCATGTAAGCGGTTCCGCCCTGGTCGGTTGACCAGGTAATTCTACCTTGGACATAATCGGCGGTATAGTTGGCGGTCCCTTCGGCAACGCCAACCGTTGTTCTGATCTGCCAGCGAGTAGTGCCGCTTTCTGCCTCTTCCAGGTCTTTATAATGGCCCTGGGCGGACAAATAATTGACAGTCCCGCCGATGTTCTGCGGTATCCAAGTTAGTTGATCTTCAACTACCCAGGTCTCATGGCGGCTCAAGACATCTTGAAGATGATCGTCGGTCCAATAAGTGATGGTTCCGGCTGTGTACTGTGCTGTCCCTGCATTGGATAATGCACGGAGCCGATCAACTAAATTAGTCATACCATCTCTGATAGTCATTTGCGTTGCCTCATCGGGCTTAATCGCCCGACCCTGTCTGCGGGCAGCCGCCCGGCCACCTCTGCCTGTAAATCATTTATTGTTACTCTCCGGTTCACCCCCACGTCTGTGGGGAATACATAGCCAACGAACTTGATGTCAGCGTCGGAACCGGTTCACCCCCACGTCTGTGGGGAATACATCACGCCTTCCTTATGATGCCTACCCGTCCCTGTTGCCAGGTCCAGGTGCTAATTTCAGAAATAGCCATCTGCCACCCAGTCAGGACATTTTTGTCTTGCAGGTCATCAACAACGAGAAACCCCCCCGGCGCAACCAGGGGGAGACAATTTCTGATGTCGCGATAAACGCCATCAATTGAATGATCGGCATCGACCAAGATGATAGGAAAGAGGCGGGTAATCTCATAGGCCGGGACAGTGACCATGCAGTCACCGGAGATTAAATCTACCGATCCGGTATGACCTACTTTTAGCAATTCTGATTTTACAAAGTCCGGGCCGGGATTGGGTGCGCCCGCATAATCATTTATCCACTGATCGAAGCCAATCAATTCCGCTGTTTTGCGCCGGGCTCCGACGAGGGCCATCGAGAATCCGCGTCGGACGCCAAGCTCTGCATATCGTTCTAACTTGGTAGTCTTGGCCAGATAGGCCAGCACCAGCCAGATGTTGACGACTCCTTGGTCGATTAGGGTGAAAATATCACCCTTATGCGGATCATCTTCCAATTTCCGCAAAATTCTCTTGACGAAATCTTGGTTTTCTTTGGTCCATATTTTGGTTAAGTCAATCATTATTTTACTCCATACAATTCGGCAATGGTGGGCTGCTCAGTTTTCTTTTCGAGCTTGCGGGCCGGAATGCCCACCCAGGTTTCTCCGGGCGGAACATCTTTTGTAATGACCGCTCCAGCCCCAACCGTTGCCCCATCGCCAATGGTATTCCCCTCAATAATGATGGCCCCGGCCCCGATCAGGCAGGCCTCACCGATTTTAACGTTGCCGCTGATACCTGCGTTATGATTAATCACCGAATATTGTCCGACAATCACATCATGGCCAATGGTCACCCCCATATTGAGATGAACAAAATCGTAAATCCTCACATCAGGCTGAATGACGCCGCCGGGCATAATGGTAACACCTCGGCCTATATCTGGTACACCGAAAATAATGGCACTTGGGTGTATGATCTTGGGAAAATTGTGAGCGCTCCCTAAATACATTCCGGCAATTTTCCGTCGTATATCTGGAGTCCCGTTGGCTATCACGCAATTACGCCGTTCCTTCATCAAAAACTCTGTGTCTGCAGCCAGGATAGGCAGACCCATAAAGGTATCAAGGTATTCTTGCCGCTCGACTACAAAGCCCAAAACATTGTATGCCGTTTGGCATAAGCCCCAAATCTCTTTGGCCATGCCGCCAGTCCCGATAATTGCAATATCTGACATTATGTCACTCCCTCTATCTCTGGATGAAGTATGTTAATTGTTGGATCACAAAAGATGCGGTAACCCCGCTTGCGGGCCTCATTGCACATCCCCAAAACACAATCAGCATCGCCCAGGCGCAAGCCTTCAGTGATTAAATTCATTTTGAATAATGCAACGCTGCCTACACTGTCAACTTCTAGCAACCCGCTTCCATAGCGGGCAAAATACCATTCGGGCGAATTTGGTTCAAACATTTTGCCATTGATCCGATAAGCCCAAATGTCATAAAAACGAAGATTATTTTGAACTTCTATCCAAATCATAGGAGCAAAAATATCGGCAGTCTCTGGTCGGCGCTCAATTAATTGCTTTAATAAAGTAGGCTGATAAAGCAAGTCGCTTTCAAGCATAAGGGCATAATCACCCCAGGCATCGCCCGCGATGGTACCCCATCCTTTGTTGCCATTTTCAGAAACAGCTTTCATGCGTTCGCGCCTGGGACTATGGGCAAAGTGAGGGATGCCTGTATCATGCTTCACGATCCTGATACGATCATCATCAACAGCCCAGGCCCGCAATTGCGCCAATGTATCATCTTCACTGTCGCCTTCGCAAAGGTAAAGCCGCAATAGTTCAGGCGGATAGTCAAGATTGCTAATCTGTTTCCGATACAATTCTATCTGCTGACCCGCCGAATTTCTGAATTGGGACCACACCGAAATCTTAGGCCATTTCATCGGCTATCTCCTCTGGGACAATCCTATCAGCGGGCCCGCTAAATGGTTGTGTTGGGACTTTGCCGTCGAATGATCGAGCAAAGTCGTGAGCCTTTCGACCTCCCTCAATTATTCGTTCAATTTCTGCCAATGCCGGTTTCCAGTACTTTTCAAAAACGCGGTCAGTATCCAGGGATAAGGCTCCCCGGCGACCCTTCTGCTGAAGTGATTTATTATTTCGGCCCCCATATGCTTGCTCTAAAGCCTCTGTAGCAGAATCAATATCGGCGACTAGTCGCCAACTATCAAGGCCCGGACTCCAATATTTTTGGCCAGCAATTTTCCAACCGGCCCAGAGCATCTCATCAGTTGTGCTAAAATTGGTTGCTATTACCGGGACCCCGCACATTTGAGCCTCAAGAATCGGAAGGCCAAAACCCTCTGATTTTGCCAGATTGAGCAGCACGTCACAGGCGTTATAGGCGTTGACCATATAGGCCGTATCCAACATTCCCAGGATATAGCCCAGCGGGTCACACTGAATAATTCTATTCCTAATCCCTAGCTGCTGAGCAATGTCTAATACCGCTATGGGTCCATTGATATCTGTATGAAGATACATATAAGCCCCGTCATGGTTCTCAGAAAACTTGGCAAATGCTTGCATATTTTCGGCGAGGCCCTTCCGGTCCTGCGGGTCTTTATTGGCGGCGATAACGCCCACAATAAATTCTGCTTTGTCAATAATACCCAGGGCTTCCCGCGCTTTTTTCTTATTGCCCGGCTTAAATACATCACCAGGCGCAGAGCATGGTATATGAGCCGCTTTTATATTTGCATCTGCCAATACCCGTTGGCCCCACTCGGAATAGACCATTGGGTACACTGCTGTTTCTAATGCGTTTAGTACCAGCGGCGGCGCTGGATCGTGGTCGACGGGCAGCCAGGGACAAAATAGAATGTCTTTGGTGACCTCTTTTTTGAAGGGCCACACATCGCTACAAACAATAGCCACCTGCGCCTTAACATATTTGTATAGCTTTACCAGAATATCTTGACTAAATGCTGCGCCGTCGCCGGCCGGAAAAACATCAACGCGACCTATTTGCTCGCCGGTTTTGCGATCCTGGATTGTCCAGGGCAATGGTTGTCCCTGGAGCCCGTACCAGGTCCCGATAGCTATTTTATGACCAGCTTTGACAATGTTTGGGACGGCCCGGGCCGTCAAGACGCTATAAGATGACGGCGACCAGGGCGCCGTCGAATGCCATAAAATCTTCATAAATTTCCCCTGTTCCCGGCTACCTGAGACAACAGGGGTAGCCCCAGATAGCCAGGTCTAATGATAAAATTAAAATTAGCCTTGCGTTGTGATTCCGTCAACATATTCAATAGTGACGGATGCGAAGTTGGCCAGGTCGTTGCCGGCCGCGCTTTCAACTTTTTTCAAGACAAGCCACTCTTCAGAGTCAACAAATTGCTGCGCTGCGGTGATTGTCAACTCCTGTGGCGTAGCTACCGCCCACACGGTTGCGGTTCCGCTGGCCATCCCGGCCACCGTGCCACCGGCCACCGTGCCGGATGCGCCGTAGTTTTGAAGCACAAGATTTAATGTGCCCACTAACCCAGTTCTGGCCCACGCAGAGACCACCGTGATACCACCGTAGCCGGCCGATGGCTTAAGGATGTGGACTAAATCGCCATCGCCGGGCATTTCGCCCGGATTAATGGTTACAAAATGTCTTTGTCCGCCTCCGGACATATTACACCTCCTAATTAATTCTGGTTAGCTGGTTGGCGTGGTCGCATCAAAATACATGGTGACGCCGTAGGCGGGCCGCCATACACCATGAGCATACACGGTCGTTTGGTTAAGTTCAATGCCCCTGCGAGACGCGTCCCGCTCTGGCTCCAATCTGGGCGCCCGGCGCATATCTAGCGCCATAGCTTGCGAATTGAACATGCCGCCTTTGGCGTCGTCAGAAGCGTCAATCGCAATATCGGCGGTCGTGAAAATGTCCACTTGGCCAACTGTGCCGACATAAT